ATTTGGTGCATCAACTCAGCTGCGGCCACATACCCATGTGATAGAATTTTCATGCTGGATCCAGCAAGCAGATTTTATGATTCTGACGACGCTGGGAAACAAACTTCGGTTATGTGTCGTTTACTTGACGAAACTGAAAAGCCAGTTTACACATGCGAGCTCGATCCCAGAATAAAGAATCCAGTCTTATACCCGGTAGAAGAAGTATGCAATGACACAAAATGTGCATACTTGAATACGACTGTGGCTTATACAATCGCATTTGCTTTGTGGAATAAGGTTGGGAGAATCGATCTTTATGGCATTGATTTTTCATACAAAGAGAACATGCATTTTGCGGAGGCTGGAAGGGCTTGTGTTGAGTTTTGGATCAGCAAATGTATGAGTGCTGACATTTTAGTGGGGATCAGCGGTAGATCCACAGTCTTAGACTCGAATGTTCCGGCCACAGAGAAACTTTATGGTTTTCATAGGCTCGATAAACCTTTGGTTGCCATACCACACGAGGGCAAGTTTATTATTGGTCCCTTTGACGAAATCAATGACAAGCTCGGAGAGCTTGGTTTGAAAATAAATGAAGACGTGGTGCCTCCAGAGCCATACAAAGGATAAATATGAGCGTAGAAGGTGATTTTGTTTTAGGGAATGTCTCTGTTTCAACCACAGAATATAAGGGACACGATGCTGAATTTTGGGCTGCACAGGCCACAAAAAAGATATGTGATATATCAGATAGTGCACCCGATCATATAAAACAACAAGCTCGTGCTTTTCAAAACCAAGTTTATACTGTAATCTTATATACAATAAAGAACGCGATTAAGTCACAGAACACAACTTATGCCAATTTATTAAAAGAACAGGGCCATGAAGACATGGCTAAAATATTGAGGGAGCTTTAAATGGCAATTACATCGGCAATAGCAACAAGTTTCAAACAAGAATTGTTGGTTGGAACTCACAATTTTACCAACTCAAGTGGAAACAGCTTCAAATTGGCTTTATATACAAGCTCGGCTACTTTGGGAGCTGGGACAACAGCGTATGTCACCACAGGGCAAGCGACTGGTACCAATTATACAGCTGGCGGAGCCGCTTTAACGAATGTCACGCCAACCACATCTAGCACAACGGCTTTTTGTGATTTTGCAGATTTGACGTTCAGCAATGCAACAGTTACAGCTAGAGGCTGTTTAATCTACAACGATACACAATCAGACAAAGCCGTTTGTGCGATTGATTTCGGCGGAGATAAAACATCGACAGCTGGTGACTTTACAGTTGTCTTTCCAACCGCAGATGCTTCAAACGCGATTATTCGTTTAGCATAAGGTCAACAAGGATATGTTAGAATCTAACGATGCCTCTGACCAAATTAAACTTTAAGCCAGGAATAAACAAAGAAGAAACCGATTACTCAAACGAAGGCGGTTGGGTTGACGGCGACAAAATTCGTTTCCGCAAAGGTCGTGTTGAAAAAATAGGCGGTTGGCAAAAATATTCATCCGGCACCATAATCGGTTCTCCACGAGCCTTACACTCTTGGATTTCTTTAGGTGGCAGTAAATATCTTGGAATTGGCACCACCAATAAGTATTACATCGAAGAAGGCGGAACCTATAACGATGTAACACCAATTCGCAAAAATACCACCAATGCAGCTACATTCGCTGCAACCAATGGATCTTCAACTTTGACAGTCACCGATGCCAGTCATGGAGCTGTTAATGGTGATTTTGTTACATTTTCAAGCGCAGTTTCTTTAGGTGGCCTGGTCACAGCTGCGGTTTTAAACCAAGAATATCAAATAAACCTGGTCACAGGCACCAACACATACGAAATAACAGCCAAAGACACTTCTGGTGATACAGTAACCGCCAATGCAAGCGATTCTGGCAACGGCGGATCGGCGACAGATGCAGCATACCAGGTAAATTCTGGCCTAGATGTATATGTCGAATCGACGGGTTGGGGTGTTGGCACTTGGGGCGCCGGAACTTTTGGTTCATCCACAGCGCTTTCAGACACAAATCAATTAAGGCTTTGGACACACGATAATTTTGGTGAAGACCTTATTATTAATCCCCGTGCTGGAGACATATATCGTTGGGTTGAGAATGACGGATTGAGCACCAGAGCAGTAAAATTGTCTTCTGTTTCCGGTGCAAACTTAGTGCCCACTAAAGGTTTGCAAGTGATTACCTCAGAAACCGACAGGCATTTGATAGTATTGGGTGCTGATCCGATTAGTGGGAGCTCCAGAACAGGAAGCATTGATCCAATGTTGGTGGCATTTAGCGACCAAGAAAATGCACTGGAATTTGAGCCGCTTAATACAAACACAGCTGGATCTCTTCGATTGTCCTCTGGTTCTTCTATTGTAGGAGGCTTGAAAGCAAGACAAGAGATTCTTATTTGGACTGATACATCTCTGTATTCAATGAACTTTATTGGGCCTCCGCTTACTTTCTCTATGAATTTAATCAATGAAGGCGCTGGACTAATTGGGCCTAAAGCCGCAGTCAATTCACCGAAAGGCGTGTTTTATATGTCTAAAAAAGGGTTTTACTTTTATAACGGAGCAGTAGAAAAATTGCCGTGTTCTGTCCAGGACTATGTTTTTGGTGATTTGGATGAGGGACAGGCTTACAAATGTTTTGCTGGCCTTAATGAAGAGTTTTCCGAGGCTTGGTTTTTTTATCCATCTTTGACAGATAGCGGAACGGAAATATCCAGATATGTCATTTACAATTACGAAGAAAATTCCTGGAGCATTGGATCTTTAGAAAGATACAGCTGGATTGCCGCGGGTGTTTTCAATAAACCATTGTCTGCTGGAGAAGCGTCTTCAACCAAATATATCTATGAACATGAAAAAGGCTATAACAACGATACCAGCTCAATGGATGGTGTTTTTGTTGAGTCTGCGGATATCGACATATCGGATGGTGATAGATTTGCATTTTTAAAACGAATATTGCCGGACATACTTTTTGTCAATGACACCGGAACCAGTCAAGATCCGGCTATAAATATTGTCGTAAAACAAAGAGATTTTAGTAATCAAACACTTGTCACAAATTCGACCACGAAAATTACTTCGAGCAGCACTTACGGATCTTTAAGGTCCAGAGGCCGACAATTTGTGTTTCGGTTTGAATCAGACGACGACAACGATGAGGCAGATAGAAAAAATTACAAATGGAGATTGGGTAATACGCGAGTAGACATACAGCCGTCGGGGAGAAGGTAGATGAGCAAATTGCTTCCGACTAGACTGCCAATCGCAGATGGGGCTAATGTTACGGCCGATACCTTTAATCGTTTGGTAAGAATTTTAGAGATTAACCTGGGCGCAGTCGATCCAGATAGAATAAAAATTTATAATTCGACCGAGATTAGTGAATTGCAATTTGCTACTGGAGCGATTATATTTAATTCTACAGTAGAGGTTCACCAAGCCTTTGATGGAACAGAGTTTAGAAATCTGTATGAACATCAAACATACTTGACTGGATTATCTGCTACAATGAGTTTAGGTAGTGTCACAGTGAGCATAACATGAGTGCACTTGAAGACAGTTTAAGAAAAGTTTATAAATTACCGAGCGTGACAACAGAGAGCACGAGGCCCGCTGTTGACAATTTTCTCCTTACCAGAGAAATGATGGAAAACCCGCCGCCGAAGGAAAATTTACCTTTTGATCCCAATAATCCTCCAGAGATTACACCTTTTGGAGAGCTCCCAGGTGACAAAGATCCCATGGATGAGATGGATGCAGAAACCAGGCAAAGATTGGACGAATTGCTTGGCAAGGCCGCAGCTCAACAAATGGCACCAATGGCACCATTGGCAGAACGGCTCAAAGCAGCTGGCACTGGAGAAGACACAGCATTGGCGCACTTACGGCCCGGCGAGATAGTAATACCGCCCGAGTTCATGGAAGACAGCGAGTTTGAAGGCGCATTAGAAAGAAAATTCAGAGAGTTTAATATCAACCCAGAAGAGGCCGTAGTCGGCATGGGGATTGCAAGTCTAAACCCACAAACAGGCTTAGAACAGTTTGGTTTCTTCAAAAAGATATTCAAAGGCATCAAAAAAGTCGTTAAGAAAGTTGCTCCAGTAGCTATGTTGATACCCGGTGTTGGCACAGCATTGGGCGGTGTTTTAGGCGGCATTGGTGGCTTGGCTACAAAAATACCTGGCATCGGTGGAGCTTTAGGAAAAATAGGCAGCACTGTTATGGGCGGGATTGCTAATCTTGGCATACCCGGCATATCTTCCATAGCGGGAGGCACAGCTGGCGGTTTCGGTGGTATTAAAGGTGCGCTTACTACAAAAGCTGGTCTTTTCGGTGGCGGTCCGTTTTCGGGTTTAGCGGGTGCTCCAGATTATTATGCTGGGGGACCGGGTTCTGATCCACAATCGATTGCAAAACAACAAGTAAAAACACAATTAGAGCAAGCCAGAGCACAAGCTGTTGCTGCTGGAAATATGGAAGACGTTGCTAAAATCGACGCTTATCTTGCAATGCCAGAGAATCAAGTAGCGGAAACCGGAATGTTTGGTGGAACACTTGGGCCAAAATTAAAAAATTTCTTTTTAGGGACAGGCCAAGGCCAAGGTCAAGGCGGCGGCGGTCTTGGTGGTTTACTAGGCGGCGGCGGTGGCAGCGGTCTTGGTGGGTTTGCTAAAGATCTTGGAATTGGCGCTTTGGCTGCTGGTTTAGGTAAACTGGCTTATGAAGATGCGAAGAATCAAAAAGGCGTACCTCTGACACCTATGGTTATGGAGAGCCCTACCGGGCGATACAACCTAGAAGCTGAGATCGCTAGAAGACAAGGATTGGCCGCACCAAATCCTGTTGAGTTTGGTTTATTGCCGGAAGGCACAATACCAGAGCTATCTGGTGGACAACCAAGAATGGCTGCAATGGGCGGAGCTGTTGAAGATCTTACAGGCGGGATGGCACGAGGTTTGCGAGAAGGTGGAGCTGTCAATCCTGGTGGTTCAACAGAAGAAGCTGCAATGCAATTTATTATCAGAGCAGAACAAGATCCAAGATTAAAAAACACGCCAGAATATGAAGTAGCAAGATCAGTTTTGCAAATGTTGAAACAGAGGTCGGGTTCAATGTTTACAAATCAAGAAATGGAACAAGAAATAGTTAGGCAGTTAAGGCCGCGAAGTGGAAATTTGATACAACAATCAGAAATTGACGATGTAAAAAAAGGCATTGCCTCTATGCCAGCTATGATGTACGGCGGTCCAGTTATGGCTTACGCTCAAG